TTGTTGTGGAGAATGTGGAGAATAAAATCCGCTTGGTCCGTTATGATATGAAACTTTTCCTATGCCTCCAAGTGAAGCGCGTGTTAAGTCCATACCTGTTTGAGAGAATTTTAAAGCTGTATCACGCAAAAACATACCAATACCAAAAGCCATAACAAGATCATCATTGTATCCATCGTTGGCTTGTGCTTTACCATTTTTCCAAACAAATGTTCTTAGTTCTTCTAATGTTCGACGTGACTGGATAACACATGCTCTGTCTCTCATATAAGCTTCTAATTTAGCAACTACAAGAGGTCTAGTTTTAAGTGAGTTGGTAAAACCAGGTACTAAATTGTTATTATTTCTATTTAAGAAGTTATCCATACTGATATTTGATGTATCAGATTTAGATGAATAATATAAATTTTGGTAACCTCGTTCTATAACAGTTTGAATTGTGTCCCATCCTATGTTAGCATTTTCAATTACTAATAAAGCATTATTCCATTCAGTAGCAATTGATACAAGCATATGTCCGTAGTCACGAGTACCAACTTGTCCTTTGTACTCTTCTACTTGTTTAGCCTCAGCTATATCAATAACATGACAAGCAGAGTAGTCTTTACCATCACCTCGAGCTACGTCAGCAACAACCATATATTGTTTTGTATAATCTGGAAATTCCCAACGCCATAAATTACCATCAAATCCACCTTTTGAGATAGGATCTACTTGATATGTTGATATATAAAAATTTAAAATATCAGGTTCAACAACTGTATCACCTGAAGTTGTAAAGTCACAGTCACACTCTTGAGCAGCATTACGAATTCCTAAGATGGCGTCTTGCTCATCTCTCCATTTTTGAGTTCGTTCTGGATGTACTGTCCAAGGTAATTTTATAGATACAAATCCATTTTTACCTTCTTCACCACCAATAAATGTTCTATGAAACCAGTTACCTGTACCAAATGGAGTTGATATGGCTATACATTGACCACCAGTGGCCAAGGTTTGTTGAGCGGAGGCAAATATCTCATCTATACCTTCAATAAAGGCAGCCTCATCTAGTAACAGTAATGATACTGCTTCAGATCGACCTGCGTCTCCAGTAGCACCAATTGCTTTTATCTGAGATCCATTTGCTAACTTTAGACTTAATTTATTATTTTCTAAAGCATTTATTTTAAGCCAGCTGGGTAGGTTATCATAAGCAAATTTTACTTTGGTAACCATGTTTTTAGCTGTTTCCTGCTTAGTGGCTATACATAACACGTTCTTATCTTTGTTAAATAACATTAACCATAATGAATAAGCAGATACAAGTGTTGATATACCTAACTGTCTTGACTTGTTAACTATATTATAACGATTCTTTTTAAACTGATGTAATACACCTTCTTGAAATGGGTATAAATTGAATTGAATTCGGCCACGCTGTGGGTGTTGAATCCAATAATATTTTTTCATGAAATAAACAGGATCAGTAGCACACTTAACATATTCCTGTTTAATAATATCTTTAATATTCTGTTGTTGATCGCTCATGCAACTGTTTGTATATAAATATATAAAAGAGGCCTAACCTTACCGGTTAAGCCTCAGTGCATGGGATTGCAAGGATCTTATTTAGTTAAATATAAATAGCCTAAACCACCTACAATAGCTGTACCTAACAAACGAGTGAATATTAGTTTGGCTTTTAATTTCTTATTATCTTTTCTTAACTGATCAACCCACAATTGTTGAGCATCAAATTTTAACTGTTCATTTTTGATACGTTCTTCATATAACATACCTTTTTGAACATGCCCTGATATAATACTATCTTTTAATGTTACTTTCTTTTCTAGTAATGTAACATTTTCATTACATAATTTTAACTCAGCTTTAGCACTATCTCCACTAATTAAATCTTTTACAATTTGTTTAGCAACATGAGATGGAATGTATACTGTGTCTTGAGTTTGAGCATTACCAAATACTGGCAATAACATCAATATGATTAAAATATATTTCATTAGTATCCGTATCTAGCTTTAAAAAATGAGTCTACCTGTGTTGGGGTATATTGCTCAGCTTGTTGACCTACTTCATGATAATACTCACGAATAATAGTTGTTTTTTCCTTAATATTATCTACTTGAAAATCAATTTGATCAACTTCAGCCTCATAAGCATTAATTGTACTATCAATTTGTTGTTGATGCTCAATTAATTGCTTATTAACTGCTGTTAATGAGTCAATAGTGGCCTTAATATCAGCAGGCATACCTTGCTTTGATGTAACTAATAGGATAAATAAGTATAAAAATATAACTCCACCTATTGCTATAAATAACTTTCCGATGGTTTTAGAGTTCTTCTTCACCATCAATTTTAATGTCTGTATCATCAATACCTAATTTTTTAAGTTCATCTTCTTCACTATCTTTTCTTTTAGATCCAATAGCTGGAAGTTTATCTTCGCCTAATGCTTTAAGGATCATTCTCATTACTCCTTTAGTATTAGTAGCTCCGAATTTATATTTGTCAAGATCGTTTAACACTTTAACATAAGCGTTATAATCTTCATCTTTTAAAACTTCAATTTTGTCTACAAGACGTTTTACTAAGTCAGGTAAACCAGCTTTAGCTGCTTCTTTAGATTTAGTTTGAGCTGCTTTAAAATCAGCGCTTGATAAACCACCATCTTCAGCTTCTTTAACTGTACGACCTGTTTTAACCTGTGATTGAGCATATTGTTTAATAATACGATCAATTAAATCACTGTTATCTACAAACCACTCACCAGCTTTAGAACCAGTAGCTGTTGATTTTGGTGCTTTAATTTTAGTAATATCTGTTTCACCTGGCTCTTCATCACCAGTTTCTGGTTTTGCTTTTTTAGATTTAAGTTTACCTTTACCTACAAACAAATCTTCAGCATCATCTGCTCCACCAAATATATCACCTTCACCTGGTTCTTCATCAGCTGCTTTTTCTGGTTTAACAGTAGTTGCTTTTAAGAGTTGGTTACGAATATCAGGAGTGAAAGACCAGTTAATACCAGGAGCTGAATTTTTTTCAATATCACTTTTTAGTAATTCAACTTCCATTGGATCAATACTCTCGTCTTTTGCTTTTTTAACAAAGTAATTAACTACTTGTTGTTTACGGTCTAACTTAAAGTTGTTAGGTTCAGCGATTCTATCTTCAATTTGTGGAAAGTCTGGATTTAATTTATATTTTTCTTTAGCGATACGTGCCATTTCCTTTACAGGAACTTTAATTTTAAGTTTCGCTTCAGTAATAAATTTTCTAAGATCAAAATTGTCTGCCATGTTTAATTGTTATGTGTTAATAAATATTTTAAAATATATTATCCAATATAGTATTTATACGACTACCTGTAGAACCACGTAAAACTACTAGTTTTTTAGGCGGATAAAGCGTTATTAAGCGCAATATTTCCTGGTTTATGTCATATCTGTAATCAAGATCTGTTTCTCGTACACCATTATCTTCCATCATAGTGCCAATAGGATCAATATAGAACACAACATCATATTGGTCTCTTAATGTCATTGCTGCTGTTACAAAACTAGACTTGTCAGTTAAACTGATTGATTTAGCTAACATTGTAAACGCACATACATCCCATATTGTTCTATCTGTTAAAACATTTTCATGTAGTAATTCACTAGCGCGTTCAGCTAAAAATACAAACTGACCATTAACTGTTGAATCTGTATTTAATGGAATACCTAAATCTCTTAAGTATTTACTACGTTCAGTTGCTAATTTATAGTCTTTAAATATCTCAAGTTTAGCTAAATCCTTAACTAAAGTTGTCTTACCAACTGACATTGTTCCGCATAATCCTATCTTCATATTATTTTTATTTGTTAGAGACGTGTATCATATTTTGGATCCTTAGCTGGTGGAATACCATTAGTATCACGTTTACGATCTAAAAAGTCTTCCTTACTATATTGATATCCAAACAACCAATACTCTTTTTTACCATTTGGATGTATCACAGCTGGTTCTTCCCAGTTGTGTAATTTACCATCTAGATAATACATAATTGTACCATCAGGTGATTTTAATCGTCTTACTCCTTCATTTTTAGCCATTGTATTCTTATTTTATTAAATATAATTAATCAATTGAGGTTAGGTCTACAAGATGACTGTGTTGAATTAATTTTTCAGCTACATAAATACCTTGTGAACCAGCAACTGTAATACCACGAGCACTTAAAGCATCACCTACAAAGTGTACATTTGGAAACTGATTCAATGATAGGTCATGATAATTAACTAATGGTTCTGGACTCAAATATTTTACTTCAGGAATGTACATGCCCCAATCATCACCAAACTCAAATACTTTATTCATATCATCAATAAAATTGATAACATAATCAGCATATTCACCCATTGCTTCTTTAAATATATCTAAAACATTTCCATCACCTATACCTGCTTTAACACGTTCGCCTTCAGAAGTTAATGAAGGACCTCTATGACTATACGTAATTCCATCTTTATTTACATATGATGGAGAATAATACATTCCCATTCTACGTTCTTCACCTCCAATTTCAGTAAAGTTACATTTAGCTACAACATCTCTACTCCATTTAAATGGATCTTCAATACCTTTAATTTCCATCAATATACCAAAGTTGGTCATATCGTTTCTGAATTCTTCTCCTTTCTTGGCATGACCATTATACGAAATATCACCATAAGTTTCTTCAACAGCCACATATGCAGCATTATTATTAGTACAAAATGAACGTAAGCTAACGTTATCAAATTTTTGATATAGTTTGAAATCATAAGATACATCAATTAATTTTTGAAAATATTTTTGTGGTGCTTCAAATCGAACACCAATTTGTACTGATTTAGGTTCATTGGGTAGTTGATAATCATCAGCTAATTTTTGAGCAAAATCAATACCTGATTTACCTACTGCAAATATCAATTCGTCATAAATCATATATAAATTAATAAGATTATCATATTGTGAATCAAGAGCAATTATTTGATTTTTGTTAAAATCAATATTGGTAACAGTAGTATTCCACCTAAAATCAACACCTTTATCTAACAAATAAGCATACCATGTCTTAGCAATCTCATGTAAGAAATTAGATCCAATGTGCCATACAGGGAACATTCTTAAACCAAAATATGGTTTAATAAATTCAGGTTCTTCCTGTGGATCAGACATAAATATTTCTTCTGGTTTAGGATGGAAACGAGTAAAGTTATCTACTACTTGTTTCATCAACTCCATTGCTTTTTCTTCACCACAATACTTAGCTAATTGACCACCAATAGCAGTGTGATAAGTCAATTTACCATCAGACCAACCACCAGCACCTAACATTCCTGTCATTACTTCTTCAGGTAAACGATTAATAGGATCGTTTCCTTTATCAATAATAGTGATCAATTCACCTGGGTATCCATTATCTACAAGTTTAGTTGCTGCGTTGATACCTGCTACGCCTGCTCCAACAATAACGATTCGCTTATCCATTTTGGTGTATTATTTAATTTATTATAATTTAATTTTTTAATTCCAATTTTATCTTTAATATAAAAATCTCTATAGGCTTCTATTGTATCTTCTTTTTTATATTCAATAGGCATACATTGTGGTGGAGGAACAAATGGTGTTGTAGGTATTTTACCATACAACATATCTTTATTGTCTCTAATCCACAATAGTACATTTTTAGTAGCATGTTGTTTACCATAACGTAAAGCAAACTCATCACAAATAACCAAACCATGAGTCAATAACCAATCAAAATGATGAATTGATTCACGAACCCATTTAGTTGATGGATGGTTATAATGAGCTTTCTTATACGGTGCTTCAAAACCATAATGCCAAAATGTTGTACATAACATTTGTGCTGATTCGATTTGCATTTTACGAATATGGTCATCAACTAATTCTTTAGCTGCTACAGTCGGATCAGAATGTATATAAAATATATTCATTAGGTTTAAATATAACATCTTAATCTTGCGCAGGCAAAAAAGTAGCCCATCTTTTTTGATGGGCCACTACTCCAATTTATTTTAAAAACCTCTCATGAGGCGAACAGGCAATGAATCCGTTCTATATGTTAAATATCCTGAGCTGATAGTCTTGTATCTACAGGATAAATTCCAATTCTACAATTTTTAATACCTAAATCATTTCTTCCATCACGATATGTTGCCATAAAATATGGAGCATATCCTCCACTAGGTATTGTCGGGTTATAAATATCATGGGTACTTGTTAACTCATAAACATTACCTTTTATAGGTGTAAGTTTAAGTTCACCCTGCATTAATATTTGAACATTATTAAAACCAAATTTACCACCTACTTCTAAACCATAAACAGATTGTAAAATTAATTGTGTGTCTTTTACTGCTCTTTTAAATCCACCACCACGAACCATTTCAGTTTGTTTGGCTTTTTTGATTTGTTGTCTAACAGCATCAGCAAATGCTTTTACTTCTTTATTGTCTTTAAAAGCACTAACACCACCATACTGTTGGAAATTTTTAGCTGTACAACAGTCTTTATGTGATATAAAAATTACAGATTCACCTTTATCATTTTTTAAAGCTAAGTCAGCTTTAGGTGTACCATCTACTTTATATCCTGTTACTATATTTTTATAGATTTTATTACCTACTTTAACATCAACAGGTCCTAATTCTTCTAATTGTTTGTTTAAACCAGCTAATGCTCCTAATTCAATTTGAACACCTGCACCTGTTCCTTTACCTCCAAAATCAGCTGTTTTTTCTAGTTTACCTAGTGTGTAAGGATTTCCTTTAGTATCAAAAAATTTAACATTACTAGCTCTTGTATACATTTGTGACTTTAAAATGTCAACAAAGTCCTTACTTTTTTTAATATCAATAACTATTTCTTCACCACTTAATAATTTAATTGGTTCTTTTTTAGCTATTTTCTTTAATAAAACATCACCTCTAGTTCCACCCGCTTTAGATGATTTAGCTAAAGTAGCAGGGCTAAGAGAACTAGCTTCAACTATTCTTAATTTAATACTTTCAGCTAATTCCTCAGGTGCTTCTTCTGATGGTGGAGTTTCTTCTGATGGTGCTTCTTCCGCTGGTGCTTCTTCAGGAGCTGCTGCCATTTCTGTTTCAGGTCCTTTAACTGATGGTGGAGTACCTAACATTAATAAGTTAGCAATTTCAATAGTGGCTGTTTCAAGTTCACTTACTTTTAACAACCAGAATTTCTTACCACTTACTTTTGCTTCATAACACTTACCCATGTATGTTAAATAAAATGAGCGATTGTTATGTAAAACAATCTTGAATATAGTTGGCTTTGGAGCCATTATATATACACCAATAATATAGTTTCTGAAATCATCAGTTAATAATTTAACTAATGTTTCAGTTAATGTTGGGTATTTCTGAAGTATGAACTCTAAAGGATTAGTTTCATAAGTAATTTCAAGTGTCTCAGGAGCAGTGTCTTGAGGTACTTGATCAATTACTTCTTCTTGTTCCTTTATTGGTCTTGACTTTATGATTCTAATTTTCTTCATTGTCATTTTCTAATTCATGAAAGCCTTGAGCAGCTTGATCAATATAGTTTTCAGCATTAGTAATATGGTCTTGAATCCAACCTGGTATGTTACGCTCTTCATCACCTAACATTACCATTAATTTTGAGGCTGAACTCATAATAGATTGTAGACTAGATTTAGCCATAGCTACTTCATGATCCTCTCCACTACCTTCTTTTTTTACAAGTTGAGCTTGTAATTCATCAGGTAATTTCTTTTGACCACCTTTTAATTTAGGATTGTCATCAAATTTATTGGTGAATGTAGCTTCTTCTACTTCTTTAATGGCTTGATTTAAACGCCAACCATGTATGTTAAAATTGTCTTGCATATTTATTTTGTTTTACCCCAAGTTTTACCTTTACCTTTTTGTTTACATCCAGCAGGTGTTGGTCGACATGAAGGATATTTAGCTCTTTTTTCGCCTTCTTTTCTACCACAAGGTTTACATTTGGTTTTACCATCTACTTTACGGCATGTGTTGCAGTCAACCCATCCACCTTCTTTACCAGCTGCACCTCTGCGACCAAACCATTTGCGTAATGACTCATCTTCTTTAAGATCTTTCCAAATTTTACCTTGGCGACATCTTACTATAGCGCCTGACTTGTAAGCAGATGGTTTATCATAACGCCTATCAGCGATACGAT